TCAGTTTCAGAAGCTTCAGAGAAGCCATTCAATTTCGAATATAGTTTTAAATTCACCGTTAGGTATGATTTTGATATAGATGTTGCTAATGATATTTTTCTTAAATATGATATTTATGGTGCCACAAATGATAATCCTTTCGCCCCAGACAGAATTCCTCTCGGTCCTGGTTCTTTCAAATCACAAATAAATTCGAAGCCGCAAGGTTAGATGGCAAATTCTCGTCAAAGCGCATTGTATTATTTTAAAGGATTTTGTGTATGAATTTATTAAATCAAGAATATTGGGCATCATCCAAATTCGGGAAACTCCGTATGGAAATCCCAATAGCAATTAGTGCGGGATCGTCTTCAAAACCTGTGTCATGGATTTGTGATTGTGGTAATACGTTTTTAAAACCAGTCTTTTGGGTATCGACTGGAAAAATTACATCATGTGGTCGATGTAATTGGAAAGAATCTAATTATTGGGAGAATACAAAATTTGGTAAGCTCCGAATGGAGTTTCCAATTGAAATTAGTAGTGGATCCAGTCAAAAAGTCACGTGGATTTGTGATTGTGGGAAAAGAAGATTGAATTCAGTTACCGGTGTCACTTCTGGATATGTAACCTCATGTGGTCGATGTGATTGGGAAAAATCCGATTATTGGATGAATACAAAATTTGGAAAGCTCCAAATGGAGCATCCGATAGAGATACATAAGCGTTCTGCTAGAAGAGTGTCATGGATTTGTGATTGTGGTAACAAAACTATAGTTTCGGTGTTAAGAGTTACAACTGGTATCACATCATCATGTAACAAATGCAATTGGAAAAAACCTGATTATTGGAAGGATACGAAATTTGGGAAGCTTCGAATAAAATCTCCGATTTATATGGCCCCTCATTCTGATAAGAAAGAAGAATGGATTTGTGATTGTGGTAATATGACACGAGCCGTTGTTCATCACGTATTTTCTGGAAATATATCTTCATGCGGTAAATGTCATATTAAACCAACTTTATTTTGGAGAGATCAAAAATTCGGCAAACTTCGTATGAAACATCCAAATAATTATCATTTAAAATCAAATAAAAAAATTGAATGGTTATGTGATTGTGGAAACGAAACGATTGGTTCTATTGCTATTGTTACAAATGGTAGAAAAGCATCATGTGGAAAATGTTATGAACGAGCTATTGAATGGTATTTGAAAAATCGTGAAGTTCTCTTAAAATTAAAAACTCCGATTAATCAAAATCAAATACCTGGCGGTTGGATTTCTTTAAATAAAGATATAAATCAAACAAAACAATCTGTTTCATCAATTTGCGGAGCTTGCAAATCAGAATATTTCCCAAGATGGAAGGATATCAGAAGGGGGATATCTTTAACTTGTGGATGTACAACATATAAAATATCATTTTCACATCGTGCAATCGGAGAATTTATAAAATCATTGGGGATTGATGTTAAATATGAACAGAAGATTGGTGATTATAAATATGATTTGTTTGTTCCAAGTGCCAATTTGTTGATTGAATATAATGGTATTAGGTGGCATTCATTTCCACAATCAAAAAGACGAGATATAACTAAATATAAAAATGCAATAAATCATGATTACAAATATCTTTATATTTATGAAGATGAATGGCTTTTTAAATGTGAATGTATTCGTGGATTTATTAAAAATCGTTTGAATATTTCAAATACAATATCATTAAGACCTTCTGTTTGTGAAATAAAATCCATCAAATCTAATATGGCTGATGAATTTTATAATAAACATCATTATATTGGAGCAGTTAAGGCACGTATAAATTACGGGATTTTTTATAAAAATAATTTAATTGCATGTGCTTCTTTCAAACATCCAACAAGACAATCTAAATATAACTGGGAATTGTCTCGGATAAGTTCAAATTCCATATTCCATGTACATGGAATATGGAGCAAAATTCTCAAATTATTTATTTCTCAATATAAACCATCAAATATAGTGACTTTTTCTGATAATCGATTGTTTACAGGCAAATTATATGAGAAAATTGGATTTAAATTAGATTCGGAAATTCGTTCTGATTATTATTGGGCTAACGGGCATCGAAGATTTCATAAATCAAAATTACGAAAAACAATTCTTGAAAATAAATCCGGGTTAACAGAAACTCAATTACGTGAGTCTCAAGGATATAGAAAAATTTGGGATCTTGGTAAAAAACGTTGGGTGTTAGAATTATAAACTAATGGCAAATTCTCGTCAAAGCGCATTCGGGGGGACTTGGACAGCCAATGCTCGTCCGTATGTTACTCTAGTACCAGACGCGTATGTTACCATTCAGGGCGAGACCACTTTAATCGGATGTGGAGAATGTAAACGAAAAATTGATATTAATAGGTATTTAACTTCTCTCAATACAGAACTCGCTGTTGATTCTCCCCCCGGATCAGCTTCTATCCAATTATCGGTTCCTGATACTGATGTTAATAATTTTTATTCCGATGGAAGGCTCGTTATTCAATCAATGATGGAAATTGAAATCTATTCGAAGGGTTATTATCTGATTGGTGGTATTCCTCAATATTATAAAATTTTTTGGGGTCTCATAAGTTCTGTCACTCAATCTTGGTCTGGTGGAGTCACTACCATCAATATTTCGTGTAAAGATATGCTTCGTTGGTGGGAATTAACTGTTACAAATTTGAATCCTGCTTTTATTGGTTGGCATGGAGCTCAAGTCGGTTATCAACTTTTTCAAAACAGATTTGCAGGGTTTAATCCTTATACTGTCATTATTCAATTAGCCAAGGAAGCTATGGGCGATTTTTTCGTAACTACCGGATCATTTCAATCATATATTCCTGATGCTAGTCGTTCTGAAGGTGGAGTGTTTTCTACTTATTCACAAGACATTATGGCCTATTGGCAATTAAAATTCAGTAACATATGGCAAAATTTAGTTTTATTTGGTACTTCTGGATTTGCTTATACTGTTAAAGATCAATTCAAGGATGAAGACCGAAGTGCTCAGGATATCTCAAGAATGATTTTTGATGCTGAGGACAGAAGATTAAATCTTAATGAAGAAACTGCTCGACATAGAATTAAACCCGAAGAACAAGCGGCTTACAGAATTCAACTTGATAAAGCTGGAACTGTAGAATTTTTTCAAAACGATTTTCAGACAAAACTTCAACTTGGAATCACTGCAAGAGATCAAGCCGGGGGATTTGAACTTTATTGTGATTCAACCGGTGATATAATTTTCAAACCTCCATTTTACAATATCAATGTAATTCCAAATAAACCGGTATCTTGGATTCAAGATTTTGAAATTATTGATGATTCAATAACTGAATCAGAAGCTGAAGTTTATACTCATATTGATTCCAGCGGGAATGCTTTTGGTGGAGTTATTGATTATGGTCTTAATGATCCAATAACAACGCCTAGAACTGGTGTTACTGATTATCATTTGTTGAAACGTTATGGATGGAGAAGGCTTGATTATCAAACTGAATGGGCCGGGGACGCTAAAAAATTATTTTTCTTTCTGCTTGATTGGATGGATAGACAAAATGCCAGGAGAGAATCGGGAAATATAACAATTCCTCTCCGACCGGAAATAAGAGTTGGATTCCCAGTTTGGATTCCTGTGTATGATTCATTTTTCTATATCCAAGGATTGTCTCATAATTATTCAATTGGTGGACAAGCTACCACTACTCTAACTTTGACTGCTAAAAGAAGTAAATTTATAGCACCAAAAAATATTGGTCAAATTAGAGCTACCGATGAAATAAAAAGAGTCCAGAAGGTAAAAAGTCGTTCTAAAGAAGTGCAAGATCAAGAAGCCAGACTTGAAAGAGAGGCGAAGGCTGCTCAAGCAAAATTCAAGGGAAGAGCCTTTGTTTCTGAAGCTGCAGGTAGAGATCAACCGGAATCTGAGCCAATCTATGAAGTATCATTCCCCACAGCCGTAGGCGAAACTGCGATTTTTGTTCCAGATAATGAATCAAAAGGGCCTGCCGTCTTGCGAGATCCCGACACCGGCAAAATTCTCGGATTTCCAAATGCTGTTATGGTGTTTAGAACCTCCATAAATGCCTTGTCATTGGCAAAAGTCAATAGTAATATTGGAACTGCAACTAGACCTGAAAAACCTGATGCGCAAAAAAATCGTTATAAAACAATTTTAGATAATGTGCAGAGATTATTGATAATACAAGATAGGGATCGACTTGTAACTCGTTTAAGAGCTCATAGATATGAAGCCGGGTTTACTTCCGGCGGTCTTTATGATTATGCTCATGATGTCAACGCCCATTTCAAAGAATTTGCCGTAATTCCTGTTAATTCTGTATTGTGGGGAACCGGGTCTGATCAGGCAGGAACGGGTAGAGGACCGAAAGGAGCAGATATTTCAAGTTCGGTTTTGTCAATAGATGAACAAAAAGAACGAGAGGCCAATAGAATCAGACAGGAAGCAAACCGTGGAAAGATAAAAATTGTTAACAAAGAAATTAATGCAATTTTAAAATCTTTGAAGAAAAAAAAGAAAGAAATTAATGAGGTTTTGGATGCCATTAATGCTAAAGACAAAACAATTCCAACTAATTCTTCA